ACGGCATACGATAGATTCTACAAACATCTAAACTTAAGTTATATTAAAACTAACTTTGTTAGTTTATATAAATTGTTTATGGTAATTCATAGTTACTATGAAAAGTCTGACAAGACTTCGATGAGTAAGAGTGATTTAGAATTAGCATATCATAGTAGTTATCTACTAGAAGATAGTGAACGCAATGAACTATCTGACCTATTAGATAGAATACTAGAGCTTGAGTTAACAGAACAAAATGTGTATGCATATCTTAATGCACACAAACAGCGATGTATTGCAGGCGAAGTGGCTAAACTTGCATTAGATGTAGAAGATGGCACGGCTAAAGTAGAAGAGTTACTAAATAAATTTAATGAATTAGAACATGAAGACACACAAACAGAAGAGGCTACTCCTGTTAACATGGACTTACATGAAATATATGAATCGCAAATCCAAACGCCTGGGCTACGATGGCGTTTAGATTGGCTCAACAAATCACTAGGTTCTTTACGCAAAGGTGACTTTGGTTTTATCTTTGCTAGACCAGAGACAGGTAAGACTACCTTCTTAGCATCAGAGATGACCCATATGGTATCACAAACGGATGGTGATATACTCTGGTTTAATAACGAAGAGCAGGGTAAGAAGGTAGCAGTCAGATGTTTCCAAGCCCTGTTTGGTTTAACTAACAAAGAATTGTTTGATGATAGAGAAAACAATGCTAATGAATATAAACAAAAAGTTGGTAGTAGAATTAAAATATATGACTATGAAGATAGTAGTAGTACTAGTCGTATTGAATCTATTATCAAAGAAACTAATCCATCGTTAATTATCTTTGACCAGATAGATAAAGTACGTGGTTTTAAAAGTGACAGGTATGACCTGGAACTTAAGAAACTCTATCAATGGGCTAGAGAAATGGCTAAGATATATGCACCAGTCATTGCAGTATCTCAAGCAGGTGGTACTGGTGAAGGTAAAGTATGGTTAACAATGGATGATGTAGACAGCAGCAAGACTGCAAAGCAAGGTGAAGCTGACTGGATACTAGGTATAGGTAAAGAACAAGACAACACTAGTAACATGAGATACTTAAACATTAGTAAAAATAAACTGTTAGGTGATAAAGATACATTACCTGACCTACGTCATGGCAATCAACAAGTCATGATTAAACCTAACATAGCGAGGTATGAAGAACTATGAGCTACTTAGTATTAGATGTAGAAACAACTATTAGTAACAAAGGTAATCCATTTGATAAGAACAACAAGCTATGCATGGTTGGGTTACTTACACCTGAAGAGTATGTAGTATATGATATAGAATACTCCGTTGACCCCTACAAGGAATCACTACAACGAATCCAATTAGCCGTGGATAAGTGCGATGTGCTTGTAGGGTTTAACATTAAGTTTGACTTGCATTGGTTACGCAGGTATGGTATTGACTTTACAGGTAAACGTATCTGGGATTGTCAAATAGTAGAGTATGTATTATCTAATCAAGAGTTAGCTTACCCATCACTCAATGGAACAGCAGAGTACTATGAGCTGGGTAGTAAGCTTGATGAAGTTAAAGAAAACTACTGGAAGAATGGTATTGACACAGACAAAGTACCACAAGAAATACTTGCTGACTACCTTAAACAAGATGTAGAACTAACAGAAAAAGTAATGAAAAAACAAATGGAAAGAATCAATGACCTTCCTCATATGAAGCGATTGATATCTTTACAAAATCAAGACGTACTTGTCCTACAAGAAATGGAATTCAATGGTATGATATACGACTATGATAAATCTAAAGTATTAGGAGATGAATTACATGAACAAATCAGCAAACTTAATAAGAGGTTGTATGACTATCATTCTTACGATAGTTTTAATCCCAATTCTGGGGAGCATCTTTCTGCTTTTCTTTACGGTGGGGTTATCAAAGAGCGTTTTCAACGCCCCATCGGACATTATAAAACTGGCGTACATGCAGGCGAAGTTAAGTATAAATGGGATGAAAGAGATAAAGAATTCCAAAGACAAATAACTCCCTTGCCTAAGAGTGAGCTTAAGAAAGAAGGATTTTTTAGTACTAACGAAGAAACATTACGTAAAGTTAAACCTAAAACAAATGCCGGGAAAGAAATACTGGCAGCAATATTGGCACGAGCTACCATGCAGAAACGTATGACAACATACTATCATGGTGTGCCTGAACTAATTGATTCAATGAACTGGAAAGATAGTAAGATACATGGTCAGTTGAATCAATGCAGGACTAAAACAGGTAGGCTAAGCAGTAGTAGTCCTAACCTACAAAACTTTGATGGAGAGATTAAGACTCTCTTCTTATCACGATACGGAGAATAACATGAGCAGAGATGATTACTTAGCAGCACAAGAGTATGAAATAGATTCAGCTGAGCAACAGAAAGCACAAGAAGAAGCACATCAACACTTTACAGCACATGAGTTTAGTAACATGATACTATCTCTTGGACCTAATGCAGTACTGTCATTACTTACTGATGAAGCTAGGTCTGAGTTAAGAAAAAGTATTATCTTACAATATAACCACAGACTAGTAGAAACTACAGGATTATAATATGATACTTAACGCAGATGCAAAAGCTCTTGAATGGGTATGTGCATCCTTCTTATCACAAGATAAGACAGCACATCAAGAGATACATGATGAGATTGACCAGCATACAGATAATCAAACAAGGTTTGGTCTACCATCTAGATTGATAGCAAAGACATTCGTCTTTAGATTAATCTATGGTGGTAGTGCATTCAGTTATGCTAATGACCCTAACTTTAAAGATATAGGTAATGAATTATTTTGGCAAAATGTCATTGACCAATTCTATCGTAAGTATACTGGTCTTAAAGATTGGCATGATAAACTTATGTTTGATGTAAAGAAAACTAATCAACTCATCATGCCTACAGGTAGAACATACAAGTACTTACCTGAAACAAACAGTATGGGTAACATAAAGTATCCACGCACACGAATCCTTAACTACCCAGTGCAAGGACTCGGTGCTGACCTTATGACAATAGCTCGTATTAGTTTGTATAACAAGATAGCAAAGATGGATGGTGTTAAACTTATCAATACAGTGCACGATTCAATCATGCTTGACTTCGACCCGAAGGTATGTTATACTAATAGTATAGTACAAATAGTTAAAGAATCATTTGAAAATGTACCAGCAAACTTTAAACATTTGTTTGGTAAAGAATTCAACCTACCCATGAGGGTTGATATACAAGTAGGAAATACATGGGGTAACTTAACTGATATATAAGGAGATTATATGCAAGTAAATGTCGTAGATGTATCAAGCTTGAACACACATCAAGCAAAGAATGGTAGACAATACCAGTCAATTGAAATCATGTACAAGAATGACCAAGGTCAGGCACAGTCTAAAAAGCTAATGTCTTTCGCTAACCCTGCAGTATTTAAAGCAGCTCAAGACTGGGCAAAGGGTGATGTAATACATGTATCAACAGAGAAAGACCAGAATGGATATTGGCAATGGACAGCAGTAGGAACAGCTGACACCACTACAGACAACCGTGGTGATGATAGTTCAGCAGCAGCACCTACTCAAGCTAAAGCAGCGACCAGGGTATCAGGTAGTAACTATGAGACCAAGGATGAGCGTGCCGCTAGGCAAGTAATGATAGTCCGTCAGTCATCATTAAGTAATGCCGTAGCGACCCTAGCAATAGAAGGGAGCAAGGCAACAGCTAATGATGTAGTTAGTCTAGCTAAATTATATGAGGGGTATGTCTTAGGTTCAGAGCCATCAGGGGCTAGTATTAATGACCTTGAATCAGACATACCATTCTAATGGATGGTAGATGGAAAGCTAATATTATAGCTCTAGGGATAATTATTTTATTCCTAGGGGTATTAGCTTACTATGATAACCATGTATATAGTAATATTAATTTAGGTCAAGAAATAATACTTGATGATATATTACCTTATGCTAATCCAACAGTTGATGATTTACCTCCAGTAACAGAGGATGGTAGTCATCTTCCAGATATTCCTGCAATTATTTTATAGGAAAAATTATGCAAGCATTAATTGACCATGATTTAGTAGTGTTTAGATGTGCAGCATCTGCAGAAAATGATGGTCTTAATATAGCAATCCATCGAGTAGAAGCATTACTTGATGAGTTGCTTACTAAGACTGGAGCAGATAGCTATCGTGCGTTCTTATCAGGTAAGTCTAACTTCCGTAAGACTATCTATCCTGAGTACAAAGCTAATCGTACTGCACCTAAGCCCGTACATCTAGAAGCTCTACGAGAATATGCTCTAGAGAAACAGAATGCGGAACTTGCACCTGATACATTAGAGGCTGATGATGCCCTGGGCATTAATCAGACTGATGATACTATGATTGTATCATTAGATAAAGATTTACTAATGGTCCCAGGTAAACATTTCTCATGGGAAATTAAAGGTAAAGGCTGGACAAAGCCCGATAAGTTTTTTACACAAGATGCGATAGGTGGTATGAGATTATTCTTTGAGCAATGTCTTAAAGGTGATACTGCTGATAACATCAAAGGTATCGAAAAGATAGGTAACAAACGGGCTGCAGCTTTACTTGCAGATTGTGTTACTGAGCAGCAGATGTTTGATGCTGTTCGTAATGCATATGGTAATGATGACGAGTTTATTATGAACGCATCAGTACTATGGATAATGCAGAATGAGGAGGATGTATGGAAGGACAGGTTTAATGCCTACGTTCAAAAGTAAACTAGAAGTTAAAGCTTGGGCAGTACTCAAAAAACATTTCCCAAGTGTTAAGTATGAACCTGATGTAATAGAATACATACAACCCATCAAGTCACGGAAATATAATCCTGACTTTCGTATGGCAAAGAATGTATACATAGAAGCAAAGGGTAAACTTGACTTAGCTACTAGACAAAAAATGGTTTGGTTTAAAGAATGTAATCCTGAAGTCACCATAATTTTCTTGTTTATGAATCCCGATAACAAGATAACCAAACGCAGCAAAACAACATACTGGCAGTGGGCTGAGAAACAAGGGTTCATGTGGCTAGACTTTAGAAAGGATTGGATAAATGATTATAAAAAACTTATCAGAAAATAAAGATGGTAGTGTTGATTTTGATTTTAAAGTTGACAAGATGGAAACAGAATTCTTGTTATCCTTCGCTATCAAAGCTCTCATGCGTGAGGGCATAATTAAAACATCAGAAGAAGAGTTTGCTGAAACAGAAGTAGACCTTCCACTGGAGACTATGCAATGAAGAAACATTTAGTAATAGGAGATACCCAGGTTAAGCCTGGGATTTCCCTATCTTATTTAACATGGATAGGTAGGTACATTGTTGACAAACAACCAGATGTAATCGTAATGATTGGTGACTTTGCAGACATGCCTAGCTTATCTTCCTATGATGTAGGTAAAAAATCTTTCGAAGGTAGAACATACAAAGCAGATATTAAAGCTGCTCACAAGGGCATGGAAGCATTGCTAGCACCTATGAAAGCACTTAACAAAAGACTAGCTAAAGCTAAGAAGAAGTTATACAAACCTAAGATGGTACTGACTATGGGTAACCATGAGCAGCGTATTAACACAGCCATTGAGTATGACAGAAAGCTAGATGGTCTTATATCATTTAATGATTTACAATACAAAGAAGCAGGATGGGATGTAATTCCATTCTTAGAAGTAACTAGTATTGATGGTGTTGCATACAGTCATTACTTTGCTAGTGGTGTTATGGGTAGACCAGTAACATCAGCACGTGCTTTACTTACTAAGAAGCATATGTCTTGTGTAGCAGGTCATCAGCAAGGACATGATATAGCGTACGGCATGAGAGCAGATGGCAAACAGATGACATCTATCATCAGTGGTAGTTGTTATTTACATGATGAGTCATACTTATCTCATCAAACTAACCAACATTGGAGAGGATTGTATATGTTACATAATGTAGAGGATGGTTCATTCGATGAATGTGCAATACCATTACATTATTTAAAAAGAAAGTATAGGAAATAGCTTGACTTTCTCTGTAATATATGCTATAATATTAATATGAAGACAAGTACAATAAGAGCTAACGTAGCTAGACAAAAACAAATAGGTGGTAATCATTATACTAATTATAAAATACAACCTATAGAGTTTATAACAAGTAATAACATTGGTTTCATTGAAGGTAATGTAATCAAGTATGTTACAAGGTTTAGAGAAAAGAATGGTATAGAAGATATAAATAAAGCTATACATTACCTAGAACTTCTAAAAGAAATGTATTATAATGGAAAAACTTAAAACAAAAAGAGTTTGCAATAAATGCAAAGAACCTGCTAAAATCTGGGATAAAGGTCAGTGGTGGTGTTCTATTGATAGTAGCATGGGTAATTGGAACATGCGTGGTTATTGCAGCAAGGAGAAAAAGAAATGAGAAACTTACTTACAACAACTATAGGTCATTTAATTATAGTAGTTATTCTTATTGGTTTATATGCATTACTAGGAAGTTTGTTTACAAAAGCTGAAGCAGGAGACAAAGTAGGTGTTGGTGATTTTGTTATGGCAGTCAGTTATACAGAGTCATACAATGATTTACAATATGTAGCTAACTTCGTTAACTGTGATATGGCAATGGAATATTACAATAATAATTGTGCATCACAAGGTGCGATGATTATGATGTGTCAATTAGAACAGTATCTCTATATGCCTATTGGTCATGATAGTGATTCATCATTTGACTTTGAACCTACTGACAGACAATCATGTGGATTTGTCGGTGTACAACAACCTAAACTATACAAGGATTAATTATGCCAGGAACTAATGGTACAAATGATTACGAAATTACTGGTGCAAAATTAAAGACTGCAGTACCAAGTGATAAGTATAAAGAAGGATGGGACAGAATCTTTGGTTCCAAACCTAATGATAAACAATTTGATAAGGTCAAAAAGACTAAGGGTCGGTCATAACTATGGCACTATCATTCAAAGAAGTCTGCGAAGAATTAGCTAAGATAGACGAAACAACTCTTCTTGAGGTACTTGATATCTCATCAGAAGATATAGTTAATCACTTCCAAGACAAAATCGAGGATAATCTCGAAGAACTATCTAATGATTTAGATGAACATTCTAAACAATTAGACATATTTAACGAAGAATAACAGGAGATAGCATTGGATATTTACCAATCGGTAATAGCATCAAGTAGATACGCACGTTTTATACCTGAACTTAAAAGAAGAGAAACATGGGAAGAAACAGTAGACAGAATGGTTAGATACCTTAAGTCTAAAAACAAAGGGTTAGACAAAGAGTTTAAAGAGATACGTGAAGCAGTACTTAATTTAGAAATTATGCCTTCTATGAGGCTTATGATGTCAGCAGGAGATGCATGTGAAAGAGACAACATTGCTGCTTACAATTGCTCTTATTTGGCTATTAATAATAAACGAGCTTTTAGTGAAGCATTATACATTTTAATGAACGGAACAGGAGTAGGATTTAGTTGTGAGAGACAAGAGATTAGTAAACTACCTAGCATACCAGAGGTACTTAGTAACACTGATGATACTATTGTTGTTGGTGACAGTAAGCTTGGCTGGGCGAAGTCGTTTAAGAAACTATTATCTAGTCTATGGGAAGGAGATATACCCAAGATTGACTACTCTAATGTTAGACCAGCAGGTGCTAGGCTAAAGACATTTGGTGGTAGAGCTAGTGGTCCAGAGCCATTAAAGAGATTGTTTGATTTTGTAATAGAGTCATTCAAACATGCTCAAGGTCGTAAACTAACCTCGTTAGAGGTCCATGATATTATTTGTATGGTAGGAGAAATTGTGGTCGTTGGTGGTGTTAGACGTTCTGCCCTTATCTCACTATCTAATCTTACAGATAAACGCATGAGAGAGGCTAAAATGGGTGCCTGGTACAATGATTTTGCATACCGTGGGTTAGCTAATAACTCAGTTGCTTATACAGAAAAACCTGATATGGAAACATTCATGGATGAATGGGTATCTTTAGTTAAGTCTAAGTCAGGAGAACGTGGTATATTCAATAGAGTTGCTGCGCAGAAACAAGCTGCTAAATGGAAAAGACGTGATGAAACAATGAGTTACGGAACTAATCCTTGCAGCGAGATTATACTACGTGATAAACAGTTCTGTAACTTAACAGAAGTAGTTGTAAGAAATGGAGATACTAATGATAGTCTACTTAACAAAGTACGACTAGCTACAATACTTGGTACATTACAATCTAATCTAACTAACTTTCAGTTCTTATCTCATGACTGGAGTAAGAATACAATAGAAGAAAGATTACTTGGTGTATCACTAACAGGTATTATGGATGCTAAAATAACATCTAATCCTGACCCTAAATTTTTAGAGGAGATGAGAGACCATGCTAGAAGAACCAATCACAAATACGCAGACAAACTTGACATACCAAGAAGCACAAGTATTACGTGTGTTAAACCTTCTGGGACTGTTTCTCAGCTCGTTGATAGTGCTAGCGGTATACATGCTCGTCATGCTGAGCACTACATAAGAACTATCCGTATGGATAAGAAAGACCCTATCTATGAGTTTCTTAAAGGTCAGGGTGTAACAGTAGAAGATGAGCAATATAGACCTGACTCAACTGCAGTGTTTAGTTTCCCAATGAAAGCTCCTAAAGGTGCTGTTACTCGTAATGATATGACAGCTATAGAGCAGATGGAAAACTGGTTAGTATACCAACGTCATTGGTGTGAACATAAGCCATCAGTAACTATCAGTGTAAAAGATGATGAGTGGATGGATGTAGGTGCATGGGTATGGAAATACTTTGATGAAATATCAGGTATATCTTTCTTACCACATAGTGACCATACATACGTACAAGCACCATATCAAGATGCAACTAAAGAAGAATACAATGCATTACTTAAAGAAACACCTAAACATATAGACTGGACTTCATTTATTGAAGAAGATGATAATACTGAAGGTAGTCAGACATTAGCGTGTACTGGAGGTTCTTGTGAGATTTAGTTATTATCCTATACTCGGAGTCCATGTTGGCTTCGAGTTTACTGATGCAGTAATAGATGATGTACCAGTAAGTTATTTACTAATTGATTTGTTTATTATAAGAATACAATGTGCGTGGTATCCACAATGAAGTTAGCTATCATAGGGAGTAGAAGTATTGAAGATGATGCCTGGACTCTTAAAACCGTGGATAAGGCAGTAAAAGAACTTAATCCTAAATGCATACTAATGGGTGCTGCTAGAGGTCCAGACAATGCAGTAAGTCATTATGCAGAGTCTCATAATATAGATTTAATAAGGTTCTTACCTTATCATCTATTAGACCCTGTGGCTAACTTTGATAGTAAGCACTTCTTTATTCGTACTAAACAGATTATAAACAATGCTGACCATGTATTAGCCCTTTGGGATACTAAAAGTCATGGTACACAGTATGCGATTAGATATGCTCAAAAGCTAGAGATACCTGTTAATGTTGTGAAATTTGTCTGGTAACTCTACAATCTTCATAAATAGTTACCATTTCTGTAACTTCATATTTAGATTTACCTAATTTGAGAGGGTCAACATAGTCCCCTCCAACTACTGCCATACATATAGCAACAACGTGTAATATTACTGATTTACTCGTTTCCATTTAAAAAGAAACACCCTTAGCTCCAGGTAGTTTCCAAAGAGTATTCATATTTCTTTCAATAGACTCTTTATTTTTACCACCAACATCAGTATGATGTAACTTACTATATATTTCTCGTTTTATTCTTGTTTCTTCATCTTTAGTTTTAGCTTTAAAAAACTTAATCCATAGTTGGTCACTACCTTTTTTTTCCATAAGGTCACCTATAACTAATAACTTTTGTTGTTCATAAGATAAACTCATTACATCACCAGTTTTATATACTCTATCCATCCAATCTATTTTTCTATTTCCAAAATACTTTTTAGTTCTTTTAATAGCAGTTTGTAATGCTGATTGACCTTTAGAAGTATCTGTTAAAAATTGAAAATAACCTTTAGCTGAAGATTCACCAGTAGAATTAGCTACATTTCTATTTCTACTTTCTATATAAGCAAGTTCTTCCATAAATGTATCTAATCTTCTTCTAGCACCTTGTTCATCATCATTATCATAAGGTATTGTACTTAAACTAATAGGTTGTCCTCTAACATTATCTGGGTCTTTTTGTCCTAATCGTTTTAAATGAGAAGTAACTAAATAATTTTCAGCTATACTATTGTTTTGGTTATAATATCTATCTTGAATAACTTCTGCTAAAGCCTCTGTAGCTATAGGAGTTTCAGTTTTACTATAATCAGCTTCTTTGTAAAAATATTCACTTGTTCCATCTTTAATAACTGCAGCATCATAATGAGCTTTGTGTTGTACTTCATGTAAAACAACAGATAATAAATCTTCTTTATTTTTTATTCTGTCTGCATGAATAATTATTTTTTCTAAACTACCATCAACAGAATAATCAAAGGCAGCTCTTGCATTAGTATAGCGTCCTTCTGGGTCCATAGTAGGTAATACTTCTATTCTTACATTAGCTAATTCAGGAGTATGTTTATACAATTTATCATGTTTCATTATATCACTAAGTACCCCTACTTTTTTAGATGACTTATCTTGTTTTCTAAAATCAGAATCTAATATGAATTTAGTACCATCATTATCTATAATAGATGCTTCTTTATCATCTATTTCTGTAAAAAACTTTTCTTTTCCAGTTTTATCAGTCCAAATACCTAAACCTGATTTAGGGTCTCCAGGTTTACCTTCTACTAATAAAGCTACATCAATTTTTTCATCAGTAAATACAGAATAATTATCTTCCCAAGAAGTTTCTACTTTTTTATAATTATCTTCCCAATTTTCCATTATCTTATTCTTTTAATACCTTGAGGTCCTATAAAAACTGTACCAGGAGATAATGCTTTAACTTCTTCTTCAGTAGTAACTTTAATAGGTTCAGTAGTCATCTCTTGTGTATCTACTGTCTTACCTGTAGTAAGCATAGGAAAGTCTGTTTTAAGTATTTCATCTACAATAGAACTAGGTTTTTCTCCTCGTAGTTTAGCTTGTATCTTAATGTATTCATTAACTCTAGTTAAATTATTATTAAGTTTAGCATCTGTTGGAGCATAAACCATACCATTCTTAACTACTACA